ACTGAACTAACAACCAAAAAAATTAGCGAAGACCAATATTACAAATTGCTTAATTTGGTAGTGTTAGGACTTTACGTGTTACAGCGCCCTAGAAGAAATATGGATTATCAGGATTGCGTTGTTTCCTTACAAAAGAGTAAGAAAAAGCAAGAAGAGAATGAACCGGTATTGGTTGAGAAAAAGAGTAATATTTTGAACCTTGTAGATAACAAATTTGAATTCAATAATTTCAAAACAAAAGGCACGTATAAGTGTCAAGAGGAAGCTATTAATGATGACTTGCGAAAAATAATTGACATCTATTTAAGGTATCACCCATTAGCAAAGGAAATGAAAAAGCAAACAGTTCCATTTATTGTAAATTTTCAGGGACAACCCTATACAAATAATAATGATTTTACGCGACTTCTTTATAAAATATTTGACGGACAAAAAATAGGAGTTAGCATGTTGCGCAAAATATTTTTGACTGACAAGTATAAAGACACGCTAACTGAATTGAAAGCCGACGCGACCGCGATGGGGACTAGTTCAGGAACAATTGAAGACCATTATATAAAGAATGAATAAATAAATGTTTTATAGAAATATCTTTTATAATTTTGACTTTAAAACAAGAAGAGGTAGAATAAGACTTCTATACTTCCTACTTTTCTATATTAAATAAAGTAATCTAAATTTAAAATAATCTCATTAAATAATATACAATGGGATTATTTCTCTGTAAATTGTGGATTGAATATTGGGAACGATTACATTATACTTTACCAAAGTATATTTAATTATTTAACCCATCTAACTATCATCTCATCTTTTGTAAGGTCACCGCCTTCAAAATTCTTTTCAATAAATGCTAAAAAATCGTGTAAATCAAACATCATATCTTTCATCATGGTAATACGAAGTAAAACCCAACGACCGCAAGTATTAATTCCGTCTTTCAATTTCTGTAATTTCTTTTTATTATAAATTACATTCCAACCTCTACTAGAAGCATCACCCAACAAATCTACTAATGTTTTTTTACTTTGACCCAACATTTTATTTTTGAATGAACTAATAAAATTTAATTCATTTGGAGGCTTTATTCCATAGCTATCCATCCACTCAATCGTCTTACCATATCGCAGTATACAGACCCAGTGACCGCTGTTGTAATTTTGCTCTATTAAAATAATTCTATAATCTATATCCAAAGGCAACAATTCTTCAACAGTATCGTTATAATACTTTCCTAGTTCACTATATTTAATAATTTTAGTTGAACCTTCATGTAGATACCTATCAATAAATTCACCTGTTACCATTTTAGCCAATTCCTCTTTTGTAGTTTTTTGTTGTTTATCCATATAATAAACAACAGAAATTAAAATCTAAATATTTATTCTACTCTTTCTAAAACCGAATTATAAGGTAGCCAAGCAGTTACTAAATCCTCCTCGCGCTCATGCCCTGAAAAATAATCACCGGATTTTTCAAGCAAAAAACAAATTTCATCTTCTGTAATTACACCATCGCGCCAAGCAGTAGGTATAAGCCTTGTATATTTTGTAAGCCAAAAATCCCAGTCAGTATAAAGTGTATTATAAGGTTGTATATCAAATTCGCGCTTACAACTCTCAAAATGTTCGTAAATAACCTCGCTCCATATCATCATGTTACTATCAATTGCCTCCTTTTCAAGTGTTGTTATACGTTGTCTTAATTCGTCAATTGATTTATTCTCATGCTGTTTAATGAATTGTTCTTTGGTTTGTAAATAATGCTGAACCCCATTTTCTTCTTCTAAATCCCAAATTTGAGAATTGTATTCATTTGTAGTTCTTTCCATATAATATATAAAATATAAAAAAGATTTCTAAATAGATTTATTTATAAATATATCTATTAAGTAAAAATATTTTATAATACTATATAAATGACATCAAAACGGATTTTAGAATTATTTTGTGGGACGAAATCAGTAGGTAATGTTTTTAAAGACGCCGGATATGATGTAATAAGTTTGGATTATAATAAAAAGTTTGATGCTACTCATATAGAGGATATTTTAAATTGGAATTATCAACAATATTCACAAGGTTACTTTGATGTAATTTGGGCTAGTCCTGACTGCACTACCTGGTCCATAGCTACTGCTGGTAAGTATAGAACCAAAGCATCTATTTTTGGGCTTGATAATGAGAACCAAGAAAAAGCAACTCTTGGAAATAATATGGTCTTAAAGGTAATAGAAATAATAAGCTATTTTCAACCTAAAACATGGTTTATAGAAAATCCAAGAGGATTGCTTCGTTGGTTTCCCCTTTTACAACAGTATATAAAAGATGTAGACGCAAATATGAACCTTGTTTTTTACGCGAATTATAATAATTGGGGATTTCCAAAACCGACCAATATATGGTCTAATCTTCCGTTGTGGGAAAATGAAAAACCGCCTGTGATGACAGAGGATAAGTATCGTATAATATATCAACAAAAACTAAATCGTTATAGACGTTATTACTACGCGTATGGAGATGTAAAAGCGGAACAACGCAGTAAAATACCTCCTGATTTAATTAATCGTTTGAGGTTACTTATTCCAAATGAAAAATAATTACAAAATATTTTAGATTTTATTTAGGAATAATCTAATTAATTAAATACTTTAAAGTTTTTTTGGCTTAAAGTCTTTTCTTACCTATATACAAGAATGGTTCATTACGAAAAAGACGCCGAAAGAGGAAGAATAGCCCAACATGAGATATTCCCAATTGTCAAAGCCTATTTTACAGCAAATTACGAGTTGGAGGGAGAAATGGTTGAAAATCCAGAAGAATATGATAAATATGACTACGAATGTGATAACGCGGTATTTGAAGTTAAATCAAGATTTGATATTGAAAAAAATACATTTAAAACAACGATGATGACATGTAATAAGGTAACAGAAACAGAGAAAGGAATATTTTTTATATTTAATTTTACAGACCAAATAAATTATATCATATATGAAGAGGAATTATTCAATACTTTTGAAAAAAAGATGTATTCTCGTGCAGGAATTAAAACTGATGAAAAAGACCATTGGTATATACCTATTCAACATTTACAAACAATTCATATAAAACCGAGTAAATGTTTGATTAGTATAAAGAAGAAATAAACAATATTATAAACGAAATATCTTTTATAATTTTGACTTTGGAATGAGAAGAAGTAGAACAAGGGTTCTATACTTCCTACTTTAATCTAATTTCTCATTATACAAATCATTAAAGGTTTTATATAACCTATTTTGGTTTCATCATCTTCTGTTCCATCATCTTTACCAAACCTGAAACCTTTAACTCCTTTCCTTAAAAATCTAATTTCTACATTTGGTTTATTATAAAAGAATTCGTGAAAATATTTTGTGTGCGTAGATGCTGGTAAAAGAAAAACAAATGTCCCTTTACTTTTAGACGCTTTCTCAACAAACTTACCAATCTTGCCGTCAAATAAAGGGTGAACGTATCCCACTTCTCCGTCCCAATTTTGCTGTAAAGCATTTGTTTCTAGGGTGTAGTATCTTGGTAATAAATGATTTTCATGAGAAGCACATATATCAATAGTAAAATCAAACTCTTTTGATAAATCAGTCCATATATCCTTTGGTGTTCTTAAATATTCCATCGTTTTAGAACAAGTGAACGATAATGTATTCTTTGCTATATTCTTTTTCATATATATCCTAAATATTTAAATAAATAAGATGTCAAACGTAAACAAAATATTAGATTTTTACACGTATAATCAATATATTCTATTTAGATATTTTACATATTAGATATGTATTAGATATATAGATGGAATAATTAATTAATTATTCCATACAGAAATCTAAAATGCTTATATTAGATTGATTTTTGTAGAAATCTAATTCTTTTATTTAGATTTTTACATCAATATATCTATTCGCTTATTTTCTTTTCATATATGTAAGACTAACCCATTATAATTTTAATATAAAATCTAATTAAAATTATATTTAGTAATTATATAGCATGTCTCAACTCTCTCCATTTAAGCGTGATAATAATGTGGATAAGATTTACTACGATATTACTATTGCAAATGTATTATCTCAAACTACAATTCCTCCAATTATTAATTTTAGGGAACAACGTCAGAATGCTTTTGTAAATAATGCAGGTGATTATTATTTTAGCATTATCAGATTTTGCTGTGATACAAATACATTACCTTTATTTATTCCAGAGATACAGCCTAATCAATCTAATATTAATTTGACAGGTTATTCAGTCACACTTCAATATCAAAATACAGCTTTTCAAGTTTATTTAAATTGGATTCCTCAAAATGCTTTCGCACAACTACCATCAGCTCCAAAT